ACTTTTTAACAAAGACTGAAAAATAAATGTCAGACCTCGCAAATATCCTTGGCGGCCCTTGGTCGCCACCGGCACAAAAACACATCGAATCACCCGACATTCAACTCAAAGACGCCATGCTTGGCGCAGGGCTAAAGCCACCAGAGGCCATACACTTAGACGGTAAAGTCCACCGTTTTAACAGTGGCACCAAGGGCGAAAAGGGTCACGACAAGCCTGGCTGGTACATAGCTTTTAATGATGGCGTACCGGCAGGGCGTTTTGGTTGCTGGCGTTCTGGCGTAGAACTTACTTGGAAGGCAGACATAGGGCGCAGCCTGACGGTGGCCGAGGAAATGGCGCAGTCTCGCAGGTTATCAGAAGCCAAAGCGCAGCGCGATGCAGAGCAGGCCAAAACCCGCGAAGTGGCCGCTAACACCGTGGATTTAATCTGGTCGCAAGCAGGAGCCGCAAGCCCTGAACATCCCTACTTACAGCGCAAAGGCATACAGCCCAATGGCGCACGGATTACAGGTGACGGGCGTTTGATGGTGCCGCTATACAACTCAGACGGTGAGCTCTCCAGCATCCAATACATTGACCACCAAGGCGGCAAACTGTATCACCCAGGGGGACAGACCGGCTCAATGTATTGGCTTGTCGGCAGCATGGATGACGCCAGCACTCTCTACATTGCCGAAGGCTTTGCCACAGCGGCCACCATTGCCGAAGTCACAAGCCAGCCCTGCGCCGTGGCGTACAGCGCAAGCAACTTAGTGCCTGTGACGGGCATTCTCAAAGTTGCACACCCAACATTGGACATTTGTATTGTTGCTGACAATGATGCAAGTGGTGTAGGTCAACGTTATGCCGAGCAAGCCAGTGCTAAATTTGGGGTACGCATGACCATGCCGCCGATAGAAGGTGACGCCAATGACTACGTTCAAGCAGGGCACGACTTAGCACTGCTGTTAAAGCCCCAAGTGGCAACGGACTACCTAATCCATGCCGATGGTTTTTCAGAGCAGCCAGCGCCGATTTCGTGGCTTGTAAAGCATTGGATACAAGACCAAGCCTTGGTCATGGTGCATGGGCCTAGCGGCGGCGGCAAGACCTTTGTCACCTTAGATTGGATGTTGCACATTGCCAGTGGAAAAGCAAGCTGGTTTGGCCACAAAGTTAGGGCAGGAAACATGGTTTACCTTGCTGGTGAAGGGCATCACGGACTGCGAAGCAGGATAGCGGCATGGAAACACCACAACAGCGTTACAAGTCTCAATATGTGGGTCAGTAAATCAGGCGTAGACCTTAACACCGCTGAAGGTTATTTGAAGGTGCTGGAAGCGGTCAGGGCGCTCAAGATCAAGCCAAGTGTGATTACCGTGGACACCTTGCACCGATTTATGGCTGGTGACGAAAACAGCGCCCAAGATGCCAAAACCATGCTAGACGCCTGCGCGGCACTCATGCAAGAGTTTGATTGCACCGTCATCTTGGTGCATCACACAGGCGTGTCAGAAGAAGCCCAGCACCGGGCGCGAGGCTCATCCGCTTGGCGTGGCGCTTTGGACATTGAGATCAGCGTCATACCTGCCAAGGGCGACAAGTCCATTGAGATCGTGCAGCGTAAGAGCAAAGACGCCGAGATGGCAGCGCCAGTCTATGTCAACCTCGAATCTGTGGCGATACCCGGCTGGTTTGATGAAGATGGCGAGGCAGTCACTAGCGCAGTGGTGGTTAAAGGCGAAGCGCCAGAAGGAAAGAGCAAAGGTGATTCACTTGGTTTTGCATCATTTGAACGTGCATGGTTTGCCACTGGCGCAGAAGATCGAGGCGGCGCACCGTACCTTACCCACAGCGCATTTTTTGATTGGGCATTGGTTAACGGTTTGAAAAACAAGAACTATAAAAAAGACAGCTTGAGGGCACAAATACCAGCAGACAAAACCAAGGGCAAGTACATAGGGCCGCTGATTGAAGCCAAGTTGATTGAACTTCATGAAAACGGATGGCTTGTCATTGACCCCGGCACGGCATCAGGAATGATGTTAAAAAAATAGTTGCACAAATCTTTTAACTTGTGATAAACTTTCCAACATGAACAAAAAACTTACTCAACTTAAAGCCAAGCTAAGAGCCGCGCAAGCGGAACTTGCTATCCGAACCCGTACAAACAACAGTGCGTCACGGGCCTACAACAAAGTTACAGCACACATTGCCGAACTGGAGAAAAAAATTGCTGACATGGCGAAAATTTCAGAGTGAGTTGCCCAATTACAGCGAAGCCGATTTATTGGCTTTGTTGCAAGAGGAACGCAGCCAACACAAACGCGTGTCTATGCTTGAACGCATACACCAGCGTTACAACACTTTGCGCGTTGCCCGTGAACGTGTAGAACTTTTAAAGATTGGGAAAAGACCGTGAAATCTTCACAAGAAATGTATGACGAAGGGTATGCCATACCTCAGTACGACATTTCAACTGTAAAACGAACGTGGCGCTACAAAGACAAGATTTTTACCACGCCGCATGACGTACCTGTGGAAAAAATGATGTGGAACGGGCACTTAATGGAATTTTTAAAAATGGAGAAGAATGATGAACGCAGTACCCGCTAAATACTTTGCATTCCCACCCTACCGAGCCGAAGACCTTGGCGGCAAGATGGGTTGGTGGGGCGTAATGAACCGTAATGGCTTTAATTGCTTGACGTTTTCCGATAAGCCAGGGGCAGTGGTGACAACTGAGGAATGGGCAAAACAGATTGCAACTGAATGGAATGAAAGCAAAGAATTTGTGTATCTGCCTGATTTGTATGTAGCGCCTGTTACTACACGGTTGACGGACGCGCAAATGGACAAATACATTCGCAGCCAGCGGTTTATAGATGGCCTTTGGGTGTCACCTATTGTGCTGCTTGGCGGTGGAAAAAGTGCTGCTGCAATTGATGCTTATGTTGAAACTTAGACCTTATTTTGCCAATTGAAAAGATTGATAACAAATGACCAGCTTTCAAACATGGGAGCAAAGAAATTTAGCAAAGTTTGCCGCAGAAGCAAACAAGAAAGTGTTAGAGCAACAAGAAGAAATCAAGGCATTGCGCGACGATTTACGTGTAGCACTTGACGCATATCGAAAACTACTTACAAAGGAAGAAACCAAATGAACATAACTCGATTAACCCAAGTCCGCGCCCTGTTCCCCGGCCAGCGCGGGTATCAGCGCCAATGGGCGCGTAGCATCCGACTGCTTGGAGCCAAATGGCTGCTGGCTACACTAAGGGGGCGCGTATGACTGATACAAACACAGGATGGCGAAAGCGCCAGATTGCTTTGGACATCAAAGCTGAGAACGCCCGTGAATTGGGGCTTGACTATGAGCCTGACAAGACAGTAATTGAGATGGCACAAGAATGCGGGTTAATTGGTATACGTCCATATCTTGATGGAATTTATTTTGAAGCACTTAAAGACTTTGCCGCGCTGGTGCGTGAAGATGAGCGTAACCGCACATGGACACAAGAGCATTGGACAGAGTACGAGCGCAGCATTGCAGCAGCCGAAAGAGAGGCGTGTGCAAGGATTGCGGATAGTCAATTACTTAATACAAATGCACTTTTGACTGCGCCCATTCAATCAAGTGCGGCATATCAGATTGGCGTTTCTATCCGAGCAAGGGGACAAGCATGACTAAAGAAGCATTGAAGCTGGCGCTCCAAGCGTTGGAAAGCCACATTGTTTGGTTTTCCCGTGACACTATGATTGGAAAATCTATGCGTGAAAAAACAGATAAAGCCATCGCCGCTATCAAAGGAGCTGAACACATGAACACTTGTACAAGTTGCGAAAAAATAAAATTAGGCAACAGTGTGATGCAGGGATGTGCGTGCCAAAATTCAATGCAAGCACCACCCGCAGCACAGCCAGCGCCTGTGCAGGAGCCTGTGGCGTGGATGGTTACATGGAATGAACAGGCAACTGGCAATCTGTTTTTGCACAAACAAGACGCCGCAATTGAAATGCAACGGCTCGATCTCCTTCACCCGCAAGATCGCCACAGTGTTTTAAATCTTTACACCACCCCACCCGCAGCACAGCCAGCACCAGTGCAATGGAACCCAAAAGACCATTACAACGATGGATGGAAAGATGCTATGAATTCAATTGCAGCACAGCCAGAGCAGGAGCCTGTGGCGTGGAGCGACGCCAAACAAGCGCAACTTAACGACTGGTTTCTGTCTTTGCCTGAAGGCAAAAGGACGGCGCTGATGGAAGACAAGTGGATGCTGGCAGGAGCCGCATTCCTTGCGGGGCAATCCACCCAACCCGCAGCACAGCCAGTGCAGCGCCCTTAGGTGGGGCTGACGGATGAAGACATTGCATTGATTGACTGGGAGTCTTTGGTGACCAAAAAAGATTGTGTCCGAGCCATTGAAGCCAAACTCAAGGAGCAGAAATGATACGCACTGACGAAGACGATGAATTTGAGCGCATTGAAATGGAGCAGCGTGTACGCGCTAAGCAAAAAGAAATGTTTGGCATTCCGTTTGTAACAGCAGAAGAATTGGAACAGCTTTTAAGGGAAGAAAATGAAGTCCAGACACCACGCGATACGTGACTTGTTACTGGTGTCTGAAGATGGTCTGACAGTCAATGAAATTGCAGACCATTTTGGAGCAACTTCTAAGACTATCTGCAAAACGCTAAAAACCGTTTGCGGCGTGTACATTGACCGTTGGGCAGGGCCAAGCCGAGGCCAGTATGCGGCAGTCTATGTGTGTGTGGAGACGCCTGAGAACGCTCCACATCCTTAGACGTATGGCCTTACGCCTAATTTGTCAATAATCAGCTTACTCTTGCGTGGTGCAGCACCAACCACGTTGGGTATGCTGATGTGGGTCCATCGGTCAAATTCTCGAATGATTTGGTCGTAGGGCAAGTTGATAAGTGCTTTGACCACTTGGTCAGGCGTCATTCCAGGTACTCGGAAGTCTGCCGCGCAGCCCAACCGGTGTTGAGAGGTGTCTTTGGAACCAACAGCATCGTTGACCGCTTTAGATCGGAAGGCAGAGTTGACAATGATGGGCTTTCCTCCAAGTACTGTTTTGACTTGCTCAAGAAAGTTTGCAAGACGCTGAAGGTTACTGATTTCATTTTGTGTTGGAGTATTGTCAAGCTGGCGGTGATCCGTGTACGTTAGTTCCGCAAGTGTGAAATGAGGCGACAAGTTCATGTCCGCGCAACGCCGTTCAGTTTTTCAATTGTGCGAAGACCACCGATACCAAGCATACCCATTAACACAGGTGTCATCTCTGACAAATCAGCAGGGGCTAAATTCAAAGAATGTTCAAAATATGCAGCCGCAAATAAAGCAATCTTTAATCCAATCCAGTTCCAAGCGCAAGCCGCGCCGCATACCCAACCAATAAAGGGACGCCAGCCGGACACAAACACGCTGGTGCTTGCCGCCTCAACTTTATTTATTTCCATCTGCCCAGCCATTGCGGCCAGTTCACCAGACTGCTGGAGCTTAATTAATTCAAGTTTTGCAGTTGCCGCCTGCACAGGATCAGGCCACAGCCTATCAATGACTTTACCGCCGATATCTAACAATGCTGATACGGGGTCAAGGCTCATTTTATTTCTACCTTAGTCTTAATGCCCGATTGCAACAACACAATTTGTAGTTGCTGCTCGACACGTTTTAGGGTTTCTAACAGATCGGCACGGGTAACGCTATTTTCAATTTTTGCTTCTAATTTGTTTAGCCGCTGGTCATGTA